CAAAGGAGCAAGACCATGAAACAATATCCCGGCTACACCCTCGTCAAGCGCGAGGACTGCCCCGAACAGCACGGAACGCTGACCGTGCTGACCCATGACGTCAGCGGGGCGGCTGTCCTGCTGGTGGAGAACGACGACGACAACAAGGCCTTCGGCATCGGCTTCGGCACCTTCCCCTCCGACGACACCGGCGTGTTCCACATCCTCGAGCACTCGGTGCTGGCAGGCAGCGAGAAGTACCCGGTGAAGTCGCCGTTTTTGCAGCTGCTCAAGAGCAGCATGGCGTCCTTCCTGAACGCCATGACCTTCCCGGACAAGACGGTGTATCCCTTCGCTACCCCCAACGAGACGGACTTCAAGAACCTGATGGACGTCTATCTCAACGCGGTGTTCTGCCCGCTGGCCATGGTGGACAAGGGCGTGTTCGAGCAGGAGGGCTGGCACCGGGACGAAGACGGCACGGTGAGCGGCGTCGTCTACAACGAGATGCAGGGGGCGCTGGCGACGCCGGACGCACAGCTGCAGAACGCTCTGAGCCGGGCAATGTTCCCGGATACGGCTTACGGCTTCGTCTCCGGCGGCGACCCGGCGTCCATTCCGGCGCTGACCTATGAGAAGTATGTGCGGGTCTACCGCCGCCACTACAGCGCCGACAACTGCTGCATCACCCTCTACGGCAAGATGGACATGGCCGAGAAGCTGGCCTTCCTCGACGAGCAGTATCTGAGCCGTATGCCCAAGAGCGCCAGCCGCCCCCGCCTGACGGTGCAGGACGAGCAGGTCGGTGCGAAGCGGAATATCCCGTACTATACCGAGAAGCCGGAGCCGGACGAGGCTCAGTGTGCGCTGGCGTGGTACACCGGTGCGTTCAGCGACCGGGAGCGCCAGCTGGGCGTGGAGATCCTGCTGGACGCCCTGCTGGGGACGAACCAGGCGCCTCTGAAAGCCGCCCTGCTGGAAGAAAAACTGGGCGCGGACATCGACGTGGGCTTCGATGACAGCACGCTGCAGCCGACCCTGGAGCTTGTGCTCCGGGGCGCGACGGAAGAGTCGGCGGGCAAATTTGCCGCCGCCGTGCGCAGAGCCGTGGACGGCATCCTCGAGAAGGGCATCCCTGAGGAGCTGCTGATGGCAAGCCTCAACTCCACCGAGTTCGCTTCCCTTGAGCGGCCGGGCAGCATCCCGGACGGCGTGCTGGACGCCATCAATGCATCTACAGGCTGGCTCCACACCGGCGACCCGGCCCTGCTGCTCCACACGAACGCTCTGTTCGCTTCCCTGCGGGAGAAGCTGGAACAGGGCTGGTTCAATGAGCTGCTGCGGGAGCTGTTCGCGCCTGCGCCGGTGGAGATCATCCAGGTGCCGACCCTGCCCAAGAAAGAGGAAGAGGGGCGCGCCGCCCGCACCGACGGCAAGCTGGTGCTGGACCATCCGCTGACAGCCGCCGACCTCGGCGAGGGCAAAAAGCAGACCCCGGGCAGCAAGGAGCTGCTGGCGGGTGCAGAACTGCTGCACCACCCCTCGGCAGGCAATACCTACCTGTACCTTTACTATGATCTGGGCGGCATGGCACCGGAAGACATGTCCTGCCTGCAGCTGCTCACGGATGTCATGGATGAGCTGGACACCGAAAAGCACACGGCCCGGGAACTGAACACTCTGCGGAACACCTGGCTGGGAAGCAGTGGTGCGTGGATGGACTGCTGGACGGGACGGCAGGAAGGCAGGCCCTGCCACGCAAAGCTCATCGTGGGGATGAGCATGCTGGAACGCAGCCTCGAAAAGGCTGTGGAGCTGGGCAGTGAGTGGCTGTATGAGACAAGGTTCAGCGGCCCGCAGGCCGAAGCGGCGATGGAGCGGGTGGCAAGCCAGCAGAAGCTGCTCATGGAGCAGAAGTTCCTGCGGGAGGGCCACACCTTCGCCGCCATGCGGGCGGCGGCACATTTCTCGGTGGAATCCGCACTGAGTGAGCACTGCAACGGCGTGAGCTACTACCACTATCTCTGTGAGCTGCTGGAAAAGGCCGACTGGACCGCTCTGGGCAAAAAGATGGAAGAGCTGTGGAAGAGCGTGCTGAAAAAGAATGCCCTGACCGTCAGCCTCCACGGCAGCGACGCGGCGCTGGATACCCTGAAAAAGCTTCTGCCGGGCAGTGCCTTCGCGGCAGAAAAGCGCGGCGAGGCAAAGCCCTACACGGAGGAGCTGACAGCTCCGGTGAACGAGGCCTTCATCATCGACGGCGGTGTGAACTACGATGTGCTGGTCTGGCCCATGGAGCGGCGGTTGGAGCGGAAGGTGTTGGCCCGGGTGATGAGTTACGAGTATCTGTGGCACAACATCCGCGAGGTGGGCGGCGCGTATGGCACCGGCATGGTGACCCAGAACGACGGCACCGAATATCTCTACACCTACCGTGACCCGCACCTGAAAGAAAGCTATGAGACTTTCGCAAAGGGGCCGGCAGAACTGGCGGGCCGCGACTACACCGAGAAGGACATGAACGAGTTCATCGTGGGCGCGGCAGCAAAGCTGGATACCCCGCGCAAGCCCCGGGAAGAGGCTGCGTCTACCGACTGCAAATATTTCTGCGGCATCACCGACGAGATGACTGCCGCCGAGCGCAAGAGCCTGTGCAGTGTGGATGCTGCCGCCCTCAAGGCCGAGGCGGCGGACCTGTCGGCCCGGATGGAGAAGGGCGTGAGGGTGGTCTTCGGCAGCAAGGAGGCTGTGGAGGCCGCAAAGGAGCTGTTTGACCGGGTGGAAACCCTGTAAAAATACGCAGAGAGTCTCCCGGAGACTTTGCGCAGAAAATTGAGTGAAAGATCCCCTGTTTGTGGAAAAGAACACAGGCAGGGGATTTTTGCTGTTTTGAAATATTACTAACGGGATAAAATACGCTGTAAAATACGAATTTGAGGGCAAAAAGTATGTACTCCTGCGGCGGAGAAAAGCGTGGTATCCTTTTGCCAGCGACAGAACGAAAGGAAGTGAGAACACAGGATGGGGCAGGAAAAGCAGGCTGCGGCCAAGGGACAGGAAAGCCTCCGGAAAGCCACCGACACCCTGAGCACCATGCTGGCGCAGGAGGTGAAAGATCTGAACGCCCGCCAGCGCGCGGCCCGCAGAGAGAACAGCACCGACCCCGGCATCATGAAGGGACTGAAAGAAGCGACTGCCGTGCTGAAAGATCTGGCGGGCGTGTCGAAGACCCTGAACGACCAGGGCGTGGACGCAGAAGGGCGGGAATGCGGTGTGGTGCTGCTGCCGCCGGTGGAGGATGTATGACGACAGAAAACAAGAATGCGGGCGTCGTGTGGAGGCCTCAGCCGAGGCAGATGGAATTTATGCGGAGGCCGGAGCCGGAAGCACTTTACGGCGGCGCGGCAGGCGGCGGTAAGAGCGACGCCCTCGTCATCGAGGCGCTGCGGCAGGTACACATCCCGCACTACCGGGCGCTCATCCTCCGCAAGACCTATCCGCAGCTTTCCGACCTCGTGGACAAGAGTCAAAGCTATTACCGCCGGGCCTTTCCGGAGGCGCAGTACAACGCCACGAGCCATGTGTGGGTCTTCCCCAGCGGGGCGAAAATTTACTTCGGCTCGATGCAGTACACTAAAGACCGGACGAACTATCAGGGCAAAGCCTTCGATTTCATCGGGTTCGACGAGCTGACCCACTTCGAGTGGGAGGAGTACAGCTACATGATGAGCCGCAACCGCCCCACCGGCCCCGGCACCCGGGTGTATCTGCGGGCCACCACCAACCCCGGCGGGGTGGGCCACGGCTGGGTGAAGGCGCGGTTCATCACGCCTGCCCCGCCCGGCACCCCCATCGTGGAGGAATACCCGGTGCGGATGCCGGACGGCACCGAAAAGGTGCTGCGGCGGGCGCGGGTGTTCATTCCGTCCAGCATCTTCGATAACCCCGCCCTTCTGGAAAATGACCCGGACTATCTGGCCAGCCTCGCGGCCATGCCGGAGGCCGAAAAGCAGGCGCTGCTCTACGGCAGCTGGGACAGCTTTTCGGGGCAGGTGTTCACCGAGTGGCGGAACGACCCGAACCACTACGAAGACCAGCGCTGGACCCACGTCATCGCGCCGTTCACCATCCCGAAGCACTGGAAGATCTACCGGGGCTACGATTTCGGCTTTTCGAAGCCGTTCTCGGTGGGGTGGTACGCGGCGGACGAGGAAGGGCGGCTCTACCGCATCAAGGAGCTGTACGGCTGCACCGGACGCCCCAACGAGGGTCTGCGCATCGACCCGGTGGAGCAGGCACGGCGCATCCGGGAGGCCGAGCAGAATGACCCGGTGCTCCGGGGCAGAGTCATTCAGGGCATCGCCGACCCGGCCATCTTCGACGAGAGCCGGGGCGAGAGCATCGCCGCCATGATGGAGCGGGGGCCGAACTTTCTGCACTGGATGCCCGGCGACCACACCCGTCTGGCGGGCAAGATGCAGATGCACTACCGGCTGAATTTTGACGGCGAGGGCAGGCCGATGCTGCAGGTGTTCAATACCTGCAAGCACTTCATCCGCACCATCCCGAACCTCGTGTATGACGAGAGCAACGTGGAGGACATCGACACCCGGCAGGAAGACCACATCTACGATGAGTGCCGCTATGTGCTGATGGAAAATCCCATCTCGCCGCCCCGGCATACATCGGCCCCGCCGGTGCTGGATGACCCGCTGGAGCTGCATCGGAAGGCGAAGTTTCTGAGGATTTAACCTCTCAGTCTCGCATTCGCTCGACAGCTCCCCTAGCGAGGGGAGCCTCTGGCGAAGAGAAAAAGCTTTGCGTAATGCCAAGGCCTCTCCTCGATAGGAGAGGTGGCATCGCATCAGCGATGACGGAGAGGTTGACTTCGAGAAAGCCCGACAGAACGGAAACGACAGCGCCCTGCGACAGAGGGCAGAAAGGAGTTATAAATTGGACGAAATGAATGAAAAACTGCCCATCGGGCCGGAAGAGGTGGCTGAGGCCGCGCAGATCTTGCAGCGGTACAAGGCGGGCAAGGCCGCGCTGGACAAGCGCTTGGTGGACAACGAACTGTGGTTCCGGATGGGACACTGGAAGAACTACCAGAACCCCATGATGGAGGGCAAACCCCAGCCGTCCAGCGGCTGGCTGTTCAACTCCATCGCCAACAAGCATGCCGACGCGATGGACAACTACCCCAGCCCCAACGTCCTGCCCCGTGCCGAGGACGACGAGGCGGCGGCACAGGCGCTTTCCAGCGTGCTGCCCGTGGTGCTGGAACAGGCGGACTATGAGCAGGTGTACAGCGACACCTGGTGGCGCAAGCTCAAGCAGGGGACCGGAGTCAAAGGCGTGTTCTGGGATTCGGAGCAGCGGGGCGGTGTGGGCGAGATCGCCATCCGGCCCATGAACCTGCTGATGCTCTACTGGGAGCCGGGCGTGGACGATATTCAGGCGTCGCCCCACTTTTTCTCGCTGAGTCTGGCCGACACGGCTCAGCTGGAAAGCCGCTGGCCCCAGCTGGCCGGACACACTGCCAGTGTGCTGGACGTGCCGCATTACATCCACGACGGCGGACTTGATACCAGCGACAAGAGCGTCGTGGTGGACTGGTACTACAAAAAGCTTTCCCCCGAGGGCAGGAGCGTCCTGCACTACTGCAAGTTCTGCAATGGCGTGGTGCTCTACGCCAGCGAGAACGACCCGGCGCTGGCCGAAAGAGGCTTCTACGACCACGGCAAGTATCCCTTTGTGTTCGACGCGCTGTTCATGGAGGAGGACAGCCCGGCGGGCTTCGGGTACATCGATGTGATGAAGGAGTGCCAGACCGCCATCGACAAGATGAACCACGCTATGGACGAGAACGTCCTGCTCTCGTCCCGCCAGCGGTATGTGCTGAGCGACACGGCGGGCGTCAATGAGGAAGAACTGACGGACCTGTCGCGGGACATCATCCATGTGGTGGGGCGGCTGAACGACGACAGCTTCCGGCCTTTGCAGACGGCGGGTCTGCAGGGCAACAGCCTGAGCTACCGCAACAGCCGCATCGAGGAGCTGAAGGAGATCAGCGGAAACCGCGACATGACCCAGAGCGGCACCGCAGGCGGTGTGACGGCAGCTTCGGCCATCGCGGCCTTGCAGGAGGCGGGCTCGAAGCTCAGCCGGGATATGCTCAAGAGCGCTTACAGGGCATTTGCCAAAGAGTGCTGCCTTATCATCGAGCTGATGAGGCAGTTCTACGACGAGGAGCGCATCTTCCGCATCACCGGCAAGAGCGGCGAGAGCGAGTTCGTCCGCTTTTCGGGCCAGGTGCTCCGCGCCCAGCCTGCAAGAGTCGTGGGCGGCGTGGAGCTGGGCAGTCATGAGCCGGTGTTCGACATCGTGGTGAGTGCGGAGAAAAAGTCCACCTTCTCCCGCCTGTCGCAGAACGAGACGGCCAAGGAGTGCTATCAGCTGGGCTTTTTCGCCCCGGCCAACGCCGACGCCGCGCTGGCGGCGCTGGAAATGATGGACTTTGAGGGCATCGAAAAGGTTCGCCAGAGGGTGCGTCAGAACGGCACCCTTGCCCAGCAGCTGGCACAGATGCAGGCCCAGATGGCTCAGCTGACGGGTCTGCTGGAAGTGCAGAAAAAGTCCGAAGCCCCCAAGCTCAGCGGCCCGGCACAGGAGCTGAGCACGGCTGCAATGGCGAGGGCGATGAAGACGCAGAAAGGAGAAATGAGATGATAAAAGTAAACTACACCGAGCTGGACGGCCCGGCAGGCCCCACCTGTCGGCTGGAAGCTTCGGGCCACGCGGGCTATGCCCCCGCCGGGCAGGACATCGTGTGTGCGGGGGCCAGCACCCTGATGCAGACCCTCTGCGCCCTGCTGGCGGGCGAGGAAGGCACCAGGAGCGGCGTGTGGGACGAGCCGGACGGCCCGCGTCTGGCCGTGACGGCGGCAGCACCCCAGAAGCCGTGGGTGGAGGGGGCGTTCGAATTTGCAAAGGCGGGCTTTGCTCTGCTGGCAGAACGCTACCCGGACAATGTCCGCTTCGCCGATTTGAGCGGACGGGGAGAACAGTCGATGGTGGATCTGCAGCTCTTTGCCTCGGAGGGCGGCGATGCCGCCGCCCCCTCCGCTCCTGCCCTCAGCCATGCACAGGCTCAGCAGGCCATCGCCTCCGGGACGATGAAGGCGGATGAGGGCCGGGAAGCTTCGGATGTGCCGACACCGGCAGCAGTGCAGGAGCCGGAAGAGCGTCCTGCACCGCCCGAACGCCCTGCGCTGCTGCCGCCCATCCCGGGCCTGAGAGAGGGCGCGAACACCGTCCGCGCCCTCCACGCCCGCTGGGCGGCGGAAGAGGCGATGCTTCGCCGGGATATGCCGGATTTTTCGCTCAAGCAGGAGCTGGCGAACCCCGAGATGCGCCGCCTGATGGAGCTGCCCGGGATGCGGATGGGTGACGCCTACCGTCTGGCCCACTACAACGACGCTCTGCGTCAGACCGCCCAGACCGTGGAGCAGGGCGTTGTGGAGCGCATCCGCCAGCGTTCGGCCCGCCCGGCGGAAAACGGTACCAGCCCCGGCGGTGCGGCCATCACCCGGGCCGATGTGGCCAGCATGACCCGCGCCCAGCGTGAGGCACTGGAACGCCGTGCGATGCACGGGGTGAAGATCAGTTTTTGAAAATTTTGATACAGAAAGGACAAATGACATGAAAAGCTACAACCTGAAGATGGACCTCCAGCTCTTTGCCGACCCTTCTGCCAGCCTGCAGAACACCACCGGCACCATGACCAACGAGATGAAGACCTTCTACGAGAAGCGCCTTATCGACCAGGCAGAGCCCCGTCTGGTGCATGACCAGTTCGCGGACTACTATCCCGTACCCCAGAACGGCGGCAAGACCATTGAGTTCCGCAAGTACGACAGCCTGCCCAAGGC